CAATGTTTTAAAATTTAAGCAAAAGTACACAAAAAGTGGCTCATTTTAGCCTCCAATAAGTAAAAGACCTGCCTTGTAAAGGTTTTATTACGTTCAAATTACCAAGCGGTTCTTGTAATTCGGAAAGGCAGCTATTGTCGCGCTGTTTTAGATGTTTTTATGAAATTAATTTTGAGACCTATAAAATTTTTCTTATCTTTGAATATGTTTTATGCCAATTGGCATTTTAATCATAATGAAAAGATCGCGAATTTTATTTAGCAGCGCCCTGGACCTGGCGGACAAAATCGATAATTACTTTAATTATATCGAAGGCGAATATCATATCGACAAAGCGGGCGCGTCTAAACAAGCAGAGCGAAAAATATGGGATCGCGAACCCGAGCCCGCCACCATCGCCGGGCTGGCCCTTTTTCTCGGCTTTAACAGCATTCAGGCTTTTAATGAATATGAGCAAAAAGGCCGTTTCGCAAGCTCGCTAAAAAAAGGCAGCCTTCGCGTTGAATCAGTTTACGAAAAAAAACTTCATCTTTCGTCATCGGCCGGCGCCATCTTTGCGCTTAAAAATAGGGGCAGGGACAATAAAAAAGAAGAAAATGCTCCGGGTCGCAGGGGTAACGTAAACTTAAAAGTCGAAATTGTTAAATCAGGTCCCGAACTTGCGGCAAGTGAGCGCGACGTCACTTTGTAAAATCGTAATGATCTTTGGCCGTATAAACTTTGCCGGCTACCGGGTCGGCTATCAACCGCTCAACATTTAATGAAAAGTTTGTCGCGGTTAATTGGGTGATAATTTCGGGTGTAACAGAGCCGTCTGTGGCGTTGATCAGGCTTAAATTCGCTCCGTTTATCGTATATTTAAATATGCTCAGGTTTGGCGCGGGTGATGCATTTGTTGATTTTACCCCGCTTCCGTCACTAAAATATTGGGCGAAATCGGCGTTGGTAAAACTTTTTTGAAATGTCGAATCAACTTCAATGCCGTTATAAAATAAGCGGGAGGTAAACGATCTTACATACCATTTACCAACTATCAATGTTTTCGAATTTTCAAAAGGGTTCGAGGCTTGCTTTTTACAAGCAATTAAAAAAATTAAAAAGAAAAGAATAGCTACGGGGAAATATTTTTTCATAGCCGCAGGAAAATCTTTTCTAAATATACGATTAAGTTTGATCACACAGCTTTTATACTAAATATCAGGTCACGATATGCAATCTGCCGCCTAACGCGTCTATAGGCTAATAACGACTACAATCTATATCAAATGTTTAAACCGGCAGTTACCGTATTGTTTGAAGAGAATTACAACTCCATCGCCAATATTATAATCAACCAGGGCGGTTCAGGCTCAGGAAAAACGTATGCGATTATGCAGGTTTTGTTCCGCAGAGCTTGCGAAAATAGCCAACAGGTTATCACCATTGTGGGGCAGGATATACCAAATCTTAAGTCGGGCGTATTGCGTGATGCATTAAAGATATATGATTCTTCTGAAGTGTTAAAAGCATTTTTAAAAAGTTATAACAAAACCGATAGGATATTTGAGTTTCACAATGGTTCCGTCATCGAGTTTAAGAGCTACGGGAACAGGCAAGACGCAAAATCTGGAAAACGCGACTATTTATTTGTAAACGAAGCCGATGGCATAAGTTGGGAAGTGTATTTAGAGCTGGCCCTGCGGACGAAAAAGCAGGTTTATATAGATTTTAATCCTACCTGCGCGTTTTGGGCGCACGATAATTTAGTGGGCCAGGAAGGTGTGCAGCTTATTATCTCTGATCACCGGCATAATCCTTTTTTATCCGATAAATCAAGGCTTGTGCTCGAAGCGCTGAAAAACACGGATCCGGAACGATGGCGTGTATATGCGCGGGGACTAACCGGTAAAGTAACCGGGGTAATTTTAAATAACTGGCATATTTGTCCTGCCGTTCCTTCCGGCGCTAAGCTTATTGCCGCCGGGTTAGATTTCGGATTTACAAACGACGAAACGGGTTGTGTATTGGTGTATCGTCAAAATGGCGAACTATGGATCGATGAAGTTTTATATGAAACAGGACTGACCAATCCCGATATATCCATAAAGCTTGTAGCGTCAGGCGTTAGCAGGCATACAGAGATAATAGCTGATAGCGCCGAGCCAAAATCGATAGAAGAGCTTCGCAGGCTGGGATGGTATGTCATGGGAGCTAAAAAAGGCGCCGATAGTATCATAAACTCTATCGATATTTTGAAGCGGTATCGTCTTAATGTGACGCATAGCAGTATCAACCTGCGCAACGAGCTCAGCCGTTATAAATGGAAAATAGACGCATCCGGCCGGAATTTGAATGTTCCCGTTGATAAATGGAATCACCTTATAGATCCGTTACGGTACGTTGCTTTAAATAAGTTAAAGATCGATAGATCGAAGCCCCTTAAAAGCAAGCTGCCATACAGCGATCAGCCAGCTTACGACTTTGCAGTTGCGCATCTGCTTAAATGACAAATAATTAGTAAAACTGAACACATGATAGAAAAAACACTGAAAACAACGTACGGCAAGCTCAAAATAAAGATACCGGGCGATTTATCGGAGATGTCCCTGGGTCAGTTAATGGATATTCAGGAGAAGCCCAATCTAAATGACCTCGAAGCCATCAGCATTCTTGCAGGTTTGCCTGTGTGGCAATTAAATCATGTACGCCGCATGGACGATTTACAGGTTTTCGGTGAGCATGTCTTACTGTTATCTCAACAAATTGACCAACTCTACAACAGCGACGCCATACCACAGAAAATTACGTTGCTAACGGGTAAAACGATAAACGTTATTCATAATTTATCCATTGAACCTGCGGGCGCATTTATGGCCGCGAGGGAAATCATATCCGACGAAATAAACGGGCACATCCAGCAATATGGAGCCGAAAATTGGCAGCAAAATTTCAATCCGTCTTTAAAAGCTTGCTGCCAGGTGCTCGCACATTACTTTTTCTGTCGTGCCACCGGTAAAAAATATAATGAATATGAAGCCGAAGAATTTTGCAATGAGATAAAGAAATTGAGGGTAACGGAGGCGCTGCCCATAGCCAAACATTTTTTTTCTTGTTATCCCAACTTATCGAAACAGAGAACAGGCTTCTTTCGGCGTCTCCGACTGCATTGGAGAAAAAAGCTGGAATACAGTCTTTCGGGAAGTTTAAATATATCAATACCATAAATTCCCTTGCTGGCGGTGATATCACCAAATGGTCCGAAATATTAAACATGCCTTATGAGCGTGTACTCACCAAGCTTTTGTTAAATAAAACGGAGGCAGAATATCAGAAAAAATACAGCGAACTGTTGAATACACAATAACTAACCCAATCTTAAATTGTAATTCTTAATCGTAAATCAAATGCCTATCCGCAATCAAATCGAAGCCATTGTACAAACCTTAACTTATACCCCCACGTTTGTTTATGGCACCGTAAACGAGCTCAATCAACTGGCTGACGACGCATCTTTCCCTTGCGTGTTCATGTACCCGCTACAGCCGATCGATATATCGCCACAGGTTAATGGTTCAGTCGATAATAGTTTTTCTGTTTACCTGGAATTTCTCTTTAAAACAGATTTTGATCAGTACACATCGGATAACGAATCCTATGTAAATCAGGCGTTATTTATGGCAAACGAATTTATGGTTAAAGCATCCAAGTACCGCGAAGGGGATGGGCGATATTTCCGTATCAAGGCAGGCGATCACGCCAAATCTTTGCCGGTATATAACAAGTTCGACGTTAATACCACCGGCGTTAACCTCACGCTAACGCTGGCAACCATGTATTTTGAAAACTATGGCTAATGTAATGAACAATAACCCCGTGATTGATGATAAAATAATTCAATTTCTTGAGACGCTTAAAACCGATGTGATCAATTCAATGCAGGCAAAGCGGGCTGATGGAAATGGGCAAACGGTAAAACAGCTTCTTATAACAGTTGACGGCAGCAAAACACAGCTGGAACTGCCCGGTTATATGCAATTGTTAGAAACCGGGCGTGGGCCGACAAGTAAAAATGCCCTCATCGGTAACCCGCCAATGCTGCAACGGATACGGCAATGGTGCCGCGAAAAAGGGATACCGGATAAAGCAGCCTGGGCCATAAAAAAATCGATCGATAAAAATGGCTTCAAAGGCAAGCCCGGTATTCTTTCCGACCCATTGAGCGACAATAACATAAGTTTCAGACTGGAAAACTTATTGGATTGCATCGCTTCTGTCATAACTGAACAATTGAAATCAATTAATACGATATGAATCTTATAGCAAAAATCGACTATTCAAATACCTACGTAAGCGGCACCCAGGTAAATGGCGAGGTATTTATCGCGCTCTTTGACGCTTCCAGCGGGCAACCTGCAAACGGAAATAATGTTGTGGTCAGTTATGAGCAAAATATTAACGGTTCGGTAGCCGACGGTCAGGCAACCATCGCAGGGCAAAATGCCGCCATTTATACCGGGCTGATCAGCGATACCGATCCTTCGCATTTTTATTTTACAAAATTCCAGGTCACCGGTATCAGTGCATTGCCCGATCCCGCGCCGCCGGTAAATGCTTGTGATCTTCATATTAACTTTATCAACGTCGATAATTCCGAATCTGCCCCCGGTGCTGCTGACGGCCAAATTACAGTAAATGCAACTTCCAGCTACGGACCTGTTACGTACAGTATAGATAATATAAGCTTTCAATCGTCGCCAACGTTTACTGGCTTAACCGGCGGCTTAAAAAACGTTTATGTAACCGATGCTAATGGCTGTACCGCTCATTCGGTAGTTACTATTCCTACCTTGACCAACTTGCTGGTAAGTGATCCTTCCATAAGACTAACGGGTGGAAATATTTCCCGCTGGAATGCTGCATTTAACCCCATTGTTTTTACATACCAGCGCAAAGATTTTGAAGTTACATCGGTTGCATTAGATACAGTGAGCGGCAATGCGGCGGTTTCGGTTAATTGCGATACCACAGCAATAAATAATGCCATCATCGCAAATAACCAGGCCGTAGTTAATGCTGCGGCGCTCAACGTTGTATTAGCCAATATCACACCGGTGTATGTTTATCTCAACGCAGGTTCATATGCAGGTACATTCCAGGTATTATCGGTTTCCGGCTCGGGAAGTCTGGTTATTAATACGCCGTACACCACGAATGCCACAGGCTTTGCAAATATCAACTTGCTGCGGCCCTACTATCAGGTGCGAACGCAAATCACTTATATCGACCCTGTTACCGGGCGTCAAAATACCATTACAGCAACCAACCGTCCCGATAACACAGGGTTGATAAAAGCCGATATTTCCAACTTTCTGCAAAGTCTGCTGCGCGCCGCCGATAGTGGTGATTTTACACAAATAAATTATCGTGATACAAATTTAAGCGCCAGTTACCAGGTTTCTTATGCCGAGTATTGGGATGGCAAGCTTGCCGGTGCGCAAACGCTGGCATATATTTCGATAGCCAATCCATACTATGTTTTGTATGCGGCGAAGCAATTGGGCGATGGTTACGGCGGCAACCTGGCAGCATACGTGCCCTTTCAATCCGTTACCGACAACAGCCAACTTGCAAAATGGATAACCGACTTTAGCGAGCCCGCATATTCTAACACATACCCCTTCGATATTGGTTTTATTTATAGTGAGGAATTGCTTGGCCAGCAGCTTTATTGCGAGCTTGTTATGCTCGACATTAACCGTAATCCACTACCTGGTGGTCCACAAAACACTGACCTTTTAAATGAAGATGGTTCCTGGCTCTTAAATCAGGATGGCGGCAAATTGATTATTGCCAACCAAACTTTGATAAATACGCAGCTGCCGGCGCAGTTAGGATTAAATCGCTTGCTGATAAACGCCAGTTTCGGTAGCGACGTTTATTATTTTACAGTGGCGTTGAAATATAATGATGATGGCGGCATTGCGCATACTGTAACCCAAACGCAAACCATCCGTATCGAAGATGCGGTTGATGAACAATCGGTTTATTTGCGGTGGATAGGCTTAAGCGGATGCTGGAACTATTACCGGTTTGTGTATAACCAGGAAATTTCTCTGGATGTGCAAAATGCTGTGATCATCAAAAATTATGTATCGGATTGGGCTAATCAGGATGGCATTGAAGAGGTGATAGGCAAAAGTGCAGGTCAAAAAATGAAAATAATGGCCGAAGATCTTTCAGTGGCCGATATTAAAGGATTGCAATCCATCAAGTACTCGCCAAAGGTTCAAATGCTCATAAATAAAAATCCGGTTAAATGGCAAACAATTGTCATAAATACGGCCGCCTTCAGCGAGTATGAAACACTTAACGGTCAGGCGCCTTTTAGCGTTACGTTTAATATGCCGTCGATTAATATCCAGACGCAATAGTTGATACTATTTATTTAAATAAACCTCCTCATTTACTTGATAAGGATCGCTTGCAGACTGATACAAATACGACCCCCGGAGTATTAAATGATTATCGTCTGTTTTAGTTATGCTACAATTAGTTGCGTGCAAATAATAAGTCGTTTGCGAAAATGATAAGCTCAAATTGCTTACGTGATAAGTAAAAGGTAGTGGAACAATACTAGGATCGCCGTTTGAATCAGTTCCTGTACCGTCGGAATTAAATTGATAAAAGGCGTTATCGAATTTTGTAGAAATCTCAGGCGTGCCGGCAACGCCGTTCTTAAAAATAGTTACTATATACCTGCTTATAGTCCATTTTCCTGTTACGGATATTGACGGAGTCGGTTTAGACCCCTTCTTGCAGGAAGAAAAACTAAAGTTAAATATCGCTATGGTTAACAATACGCATATATGTTTTCTTATTGTCGATATCATTATACAATCCCAAAATGTTGTATTCAAAAGTACCATATTATTTTAAATAACTTAAAATTCCGACCATCGCGATGGACCAACTCAAACTATATTTAAATGACCAACTGGCTGATCTCAGCGACGATAGCCCTATTGCGCTTACGTTTCAGATCAATAACCTGGCAGAAGTGCAAAATCAGCAGGGCAATACCTCGAATCAATTTAAAATTCCTCTGACGCAGCGCAATCGGCAAATTTTAGGTTTTCCCGACGATGTACCTTTTACCACTAACCTGCCATATCAAAAATACCAGGCAAAGCTTGTTCAGGATGGGCTGGAGATCATTCCTTATGGCGTTGCCCAAATAAATGGGATTGATCAGGATACGGCGAATATTACCATCCTGTCTGGGAACGTAGATTTTTTTGACGCCATCGGGGGCAAATTGTACGATATGGGCGACAGCACAAGTCCGTGGAGCAACTATGGGCAAAATTTGGTTTGGAAGCCGTATGACCATGTTTGGAATTTGGATAATGTCGCCAATGCTCAAAACAAAACCGATGGCTGGATTTGGCCTGTTGTCGACTACGGCGCGATTGATCCGACTGATTTTAACACCGCCATCGATGTAAGGTATCAGCGCCCTGGTTTCTTTATTAAAACCGCAATCGAATTGCTCCTGAAATCATCCGGCTACAAAGCAACAGGATCGTTATTGGCTGATCCGCTTTATCCGTTAATGATTGCCCAGTTTTCAAACGGAAGTTTCGAACATGGTACGGATTATCAAAACAAAGTCGATAACCGGGGATTGAATGTTAGCAATACAGGACAAACTACTTTAAATCATCCGAGCGTTTTAAAGCCGGCAGCCCCGCTGATGTGGAACACGATTAATTCGGATCAGTCCAACCAGTTTTCCGGCAACACGCTCTTTACGGCGAATGATATTAACAGCGTCAGCATTACAGTTACTTTTCCGCATGTATTTTTACATGGCCGTGTAACGCCGCAGCAAAACTCAAGTAAACTGTCGACTTATATTTATTACCGCGACCCAAATTACCCGGCCACACCCGATGCTATATTGGCTCAATATGATTTTTCATTCGATGGTCATGGAGAAAAAAAAGCGGGCAATCCCTCAGGATCCGATCTCAATGGCTGGACCCGCATCAGCGGCGATGGGGGCAGCATTGTGGGAGGTATCGATATTTTTAATACAACTATTTCAACGCAAACTACTTTGCCAAAAAATGGAGGCCTTTATACCGGTTATGTTTGGCATGGCCTGACGCCATGTTACGCAGTTATCTATCCGGGAGCCACATTTGTTATAAAAAGCCAGAACCAAACCATCCAATTTACGCAAACGGTACAATGCGAACGTATTTTCCCTGATATTTCACAAAAGGATTTACTCAAAGATACTTTGCAGCGCTTTGGTATTATTTGTCAAACCGATAACGCCAGCAAAACTATATCGTTTAACTCGTTTAAGGATATTGTAAATAACATACCCGTTGCCCGGGATTGGAGCAACAAATGCCTTAACCAGGGCAAGCAGGTTGCTTTTCAGCTTGGTAATTACGCCCAGGTAAATTATATGAAATACCAGGACGATAGCGCCATTTTACCGGCAAAGTTTGGCTGGTCGCAAATTAATATCGCCGATCAAACGTTAGCGCCGAACACCGATTTGTTTACAAGCCCTTTTTCAGCGACCTTGAACCGTCCATACGATGGAGGGACGATCGCACAGATTTTAATGATCGACAACACTTCCTCCGCCGGTAATTTTAGCATTGGCGTTTCCCCCCGTATTTTGATCGATCAGAAACTAAATATCGCTGCGTTGGGTAAAACAATAACTTTTACTGATGGCAACGGCAACAATCGGGTTGTAAATGATGTGATTAGTACGCCGTATTTTTATAAGCCGGATGCGCCGGAACCGCAGGCCGGTTACGGCCGCGCAAGCTTGCTTTTTGACGACCTGCGAAAAAAATACTATACCGAATTAGAAAAAATTCTTTGGCAAACAAAAAAGATCGTAAGGTATATTATGTTAACGCCGCGCGATATACTTGAGCTCGATCTCCTTATTCCCGTTTATATTCGCCAGGACAGTGCTTATTATTATATAAATAAGACCGATGCCTGGCGAAAAGGACAACCTACAAAGGTTGAGTTGATTAAACTTGGTTAATGATAAAATTAAAATGTACGATAATACTTGTTTTTTATAAATCAGATTTTTAAATTTACCAAAAACATTAGCAAATCATTAAATCATTTAACAATGAAAAGAACCTTACTTATCACACTATTGTTCATCCCTTTTTTGGGAATATCGCAGACAACAAAACCAATTGATGGATTTTTGGGAATCAAATTTGGATCTGGCAGGGCATCTGTTATAGCCTCAATGGAAGCAAAAGGCAGTGTCCTTACCAGTAAAAACACTAGCGATCCGCTTATTTTTACTAATGTTAAACTAGGTCATCGGGCGGCAAAATGGCTCTATGTTTACTTCGTTGATGATAAAGCTTATGAAGGCACAATTATATTCCAGGCTGAAAACGAACCCGAAAGTTTAGATTACTATAATGCTCTTGTTAAAGATGTGACCGATGTTTATGGTCCTGGAACGAGAGGCAACAATCTTAAATCACCCTACCAATATGGCGATGGCAGGGAGGCAACGGCAATTTCGGGGGGCTATGGAGCTATTTTTGATACTTGGAAGGATGGCAAAAATAGTTTACAAGCTATAATTCGTAGTTTAAATGATGAAGTATACTCGCAATTGTTATACATCGATAGCGACCTAAACGCGCAAGCTGAAGCAAAGCAAAAAGCTAAAGAAAAATCAGATTTTTAATTTTATAAAAAAGCTCAATTGGGCTTTTTTATAGGTATATTATATGCCAATAGGCATATAAAACATATTAATATTTATTATGGCAGACGACATTAACAAAAAAATTACGATCGGGGTTGAACTGGAGGCGGATCAGCTTAATCAAAATATCGATAACATCAATAAGGCTATCGACAGCCTTTTATCTAAACAGCAACAGCTAAGTGCAGCGGGTCAGCAAAGTTCCGCTGGATTTGATAGTATCTCGTCAAAACTGGATGCACTACAGAAAAAGTTACAGGATGTTACTACCCAGATAAATACAAGTTCAGCGGCATTAGGGTCCTTAAACACGTCTGCCAAGACTGCTGAAAATTCGCTGGCCTCTTTAACGGCACAGCATCAAAAAAATACAAAAGCGGCAGGCGATACTGGCTCCAAAACAAAAGAGCTGGGCGGGCAAATTGCTGCACTTAATCAGTCTTTAAACCAGCAAAAAAGTGCTGCTGACCAAGGCAGCAATGCTGTCGTAGGTTATAGTGCAGCGATTTCTAAAAGCGCTGCTGGAACACAGCAGCTACAAAAAAACATTGGCGATGCTAACGGCGTATTAAGCGCGCAGATTGGCCTTGTTAACAGCAATAAGGGAGCTTTCGACGCTCACAAGCTCACGATGGATCATCTTAAAACATCTTTTGATGAAATAAAAGACGTTTCGGGCATATTTGGTCCAAGTTTGCAGCAGGCCGCGCAGGGCTTCAATACGATGAAAAGTGGCTTATCCCTGGTTAAAGATGGGTTGAGTGGAGTTGGCGAGGCGATAAAAGCTGACGGGTTTGGATTTTTGCTGGATATATTACAACAGATTTTTGACTACTTTGTCCATACAAAAACAGGCGCTCAGATGCTTAGGGGCGCTATATCTGCGATAGGCGTCATAGTTAACAAAGTTAAGAGCGTTGTCAGTTCATTTTTGAATGTAATGATCAGCGCATTTTCACACCCCATTGATACATTGAAGTCTCTGGGGCGTACGATCGAACAAAATTTGATCAATAGGTTTAAAGCGTTCGGTGTAATACTCGATGGTATCATCCACCTCGATTTCAAAAAGATGGCAAACGGCGCTGCGCAGGCGTTAACTGGGGTAACCGATGCGGTTGGTAAAGTGACTAATGCGTACAATTCAGTTGTAAGAAGTGCAAAAGAAACGGCTGGCGACATGGCGGGCGCATTCAAAAAAGGATACGAGGATGCTGGTCAGTATGCCGATGATTTTGGGAACAAAGTTGGTCAGTCAAACAAAAGGGCTCGTCGATCAATAAACGGATCGGCTACCAACACTGATGCCATTGGGCGTGCGGATAATACCGAACGCGACCAACCGCTGGTAGGGGCACAAGCCGGCGTTACCACAAGTTCAACTATTTCAACGGACCAGAAGGTCGAATCAAAAGACCTGGCAGCCGAAGAAAAGGCTAGGTTAGAAACTGATAAAAAGGATAATGCCGAGGCAGATCAATCTGCTAAGATTAAAATCTCAGCGTTAAAGCAAGTGGAAGACTATGCTAAGCAGTCTGCCGGTAAAATTGCTGAGAACGCGTTGAGTACACTTACTAAAAGTATCGGGCAGCAAACCCAGGCAAAAATAGCGGCGTTGGAAAAGGACAAAGCGAACGAGCTTAGCAACAGCAGCCTTACGTCCGCCCAAAAGCTCGCCATTCAGCAAAAATATAAACAGCAGGAGGCGCAGATAAAAGCAAAGGCATTTAAAGAAGAGCAGGAAGCCTCCATAGCGCAGGCTATTATTAACGGCGCATTGGCAATAACGAAAGGCACCGCTCAAACCGGCATTTTGGCGACATTATATGTACCGACGATTATTGCCGAAACCGCTGCCCAGGTAGCGAAAATAGCGGCGCAAAAACCACCTGCTTATGCCACCGGAGGCTTGCATTATACATCAGATGGCCGGGGAGGCGTATTGCCGGGATATAGTAAAACCGATAACACCAATGCCTTTCTCAGATCGGGTGAAGGTGTGGTGGTGTCCGAGGCCATGCAAGTGCCCTGGGCCCGCAACTTGGTAAGCGCTATAAACGTAGGTTTCGGCGGCCGCGACTTCTCTATAACGGCGCCAACGCGGGGTTACGCTGTTGGCGGTATATTCACCGATGGCGGCGATGCAAACCGGTATTATAATCAGCCCGTGCACGACCAGAAAAACCTGGCTAACTCCATCGCTTACCAAATGATCAACAATTTTCCGCCTGTTTACGTGGATGTGAAGGATATCAACAACCAGCAAAACATATTGGCACAAACCATCAACAGGGTAAATCTCTAAGTTCCTGGTATAAACTGAGACAACACACATCTGTCTCACGCAAACTTAACTAACTCATATCATGAATATCAAATTGGCTAATACCCTCTTTGACGAGGGAATATTTTCGTCATTGTATAAGGCCGGCTTTATCACGGTTAAAGTATTCGTTTACCGCGAGATCTATCTTTGGGTTCAGGCGCAGATTAAAACGCGTGGCATCACCAAGAATCAAGCAGTATTGGAAGCCGAAGTCAAATTTATGAAAGACGAGCGGACCATTTGGCGAGCATTGAACAGTTTTGATGATGGACAATGAAACCCTTCAAGCTCTTAAGCGAGTTTATTTAAGCTCATAACGAACTTAATTTGAGCTGCAAACGTGAATAATGTGAGCTTTATTTCGATTCTATAATACTGACAAAACACTGTCACCATTTGACAAAAAGATTATCCCGACCTTTGAAATATAACGATCAGTGAAATCTTCCGCCAATCGGTGCAATCACAAACAATACTGACAAAACACTGTCACCATTTGACAAAGAGATTATCCCGACCTTTGATTATACCAATCGGTGAAATCATCCGCTAATCGGGGCAATCACAAACAATACTGACAAAACACTGTCACCATTTGACAAAGAGATTATCCCGACCTTTGATTATACCAATCGGCGAAATCATCCGCTAATCGGTGAAATCCCAAACAGTACTGACAAAACACTGTCACCATCTAACAAAAACATTATCCCGACCTTTGAATAAACCGATCCATAGAATTTAATTATGCCAATAGGCATATAAAACATTGCCATAACTGACCAATAATTACCATCATCTGGTACTAAATTAATCGGTGAAATCACATTGTTAAATCGATGAAATCACAAAATAATTTCAAATCTAAATGAGCTACAAAATCTATTTATACGATACCGACACCGACTGCATAGGTTCCGGCACCTTATCATCGTCTTATATACAAGGGCAGCTCCAGGCTGCTGCCGGCCAGGATGTGGAAGTTCATATCAGTTCTGTAGGGGGCAGCGCCTTTGACGCTATTGCCATATACGATCTGTTTAAGAAATATTCAGGCAGCGTAACCACTTATATCGATGCCCTTGCCGCCTCCGCAGCTTCGATAGTTGCAATGGGTGGTAAAACGGTGGTCATGAGTAAATATGCGTTGCTCATGATCCATAAGCCAATGGTAGGCACGGGCGGCAATGCAGATGAACTGCTAAAAGATGTGCAAATGTTAAATATTGTCCAGTCGCGCCTTGCGCAGATATACATGGACAAAACCGGGTTGGACGGAGTTACCGTTAATAGTTTGATCAACTCCGTCACCTGGTTGTCTGCCGATCAGGCGCTTAGTCTCGGTTTTATCGACCAGGTCGATGACTACAGCGCAACGATAACAAACACCGCCCTGATTAAAAATTATGTAAGTACAGCGCCAATATTTTATCAACGGTACATTAATAAAATCTTAACCAATAAAAGCAACATGAACATCGAAAACAAAGAGCTTATCGAAAAAACCACGACGGTTTTGGATAAGATTATGAACTTCTTCAAAAAAGTAGTCAACAAGCAAACCATCACCGACAAGGGCATTTTACACCACGCCGGGGAGTTAACCGAAGGCGCCGAAGTTTACAACGACGACGACATGAGCGAACCTGCCGCCGCCGATTGCTATACCACCGCAAGCGGCAGTAAAGTTGCAGTTCAGAGCGGCAAGGTCCAAAAAATTACACCTCCGCAGGATGCCGACCCGGCTGCGGATAGCGATGATACAGGGGAAGCTTCAAGTATCCTCAAGTCGCCAAAAAAACCGTCGGACATTCAAAATAAGCTGCAATCTGTAAAGGCGAAATTGCACGCGCAGAATGCGTTGTTAAATGAGGCTAAGGAAGCATTGGAAGAAGCAAACATCCGTCTGAAAAAAACACGCGAAGAGGTAAAGAACGAAATCCATTCAAACTTTACTCCGGAAGGTTCTAAGCGCAGCAATAAAGCAAAAACCGAGGCTGCCCCTTTCTTCGCGCCGCAAACTACCCTCGCGCAAAACGCCGTCAGAAAAGCGGTTGCTAAATAACACTTTCACCCAAATACACTAAAACTTTAAAACATTTAAACAAATGGCTCAATTTACATTTACAAACAACACTTATGCCGGCGAAGCACTGGCGGGGTTTATGGCCAGCACGCTTTTGGAAGCCGATTCTGTTAAGCGCGGATTGCTGACCGTTATCAACGACGTTAAATCACGAAAAGTTATACTGGACGTTGACGACGATGTGGTTCTGCAGGATCCTTCAGGCATATTTACCGATCAGGGGACCACAGCCCTGCAAAATGAAAGTTACCTCGATCCCGTGGTATACGAATTTATGAAACAGGAACAATGGGATAAGCTCATCCAGTCGTGGGAAGCGCAAAGTCTTAAACCCGGTGCTTTCGTTGATTACGAAGGAGTAGTGGATCTGTCCGACTTTATGGTACAGCGTTACCTTACAAAAATACAGATCGCAAATGAGCGGTTATACTGGCTTGGCAAAGCTTCAACCAAAGAGGCGACTTTTACTGCGGCTTTCCCGGGTTTGCTGCCAGCTATAGCAACCGCGTCAGGGGTTTACAAAGTTGGTCTCGGCAAACCTGCTACCTCGATGTCGGCAACGGCAATTGATGCAACAGGGTCTGTAACTGTTTCTGATACCTCAACTTTAGCCGACGGCGATGTTGTAACCATCACTGCTATTACCGGCACTAGCAAGGATACCACAAACGGAACGCCGGGTATCTCAATCCAGGGGCAATCCTATTTTATCCAGGTAACAAGCGCCACAACTTTTAAACTGGTGCGCAACTACAACGAGGTAAACAGCCGTAAGCCAGCCACTTTTGCCAACACATCCACCGCCGCAATCATCAGCTACATCAACGTAAGCAATGTGTTGCAGGTTTTGGGCAGCGTGTATGCCCAGCTTGACCCGGCCGACCGTATCCAGGACGACTTTAACCTGCAGGTTCCATTACATGTGGGCTACGCGTTCGCGCAAGCCCAGGCAAATAAGGCGTTGAACGTCATCAACGCGTTTACGGATATGAAAAAGATGGATTACCTCGGTATCCCTTTGCAGATCATGAATCACTGGCAGGCCAACACCATTTTAGGCGCACGTTCTTCCAACCTGTTTTTGGGTGTGGACCTGTTAGGCGATGCTTCAGAGCTGTCTACCGTATACATGAAGCCTTACACCAACGATAACGTAGTGCGCATGAAGGCGCGCATGAAAGCTGCGGTAAACTACAAATTTGCAAACGAAATATTTTACCTGTCGGCCTAACCATCGTAGGGTCAAACAGACATTATAAACCTGCTACCTAAAGTCTCCCCTGCCGGGGGAGATTTAGAGGGGGCTTTAATCAACTAATTATGTCAATTTACAATAAAATAAACGCGGGGTTCAGTTTGGGAACTGATGCGCCAGTCACAGCCGGTATCGAAGACGTTATTTACATCTTCAACCAGGATGATATTACCCTTACTTACGATACAACCAATCCGCTTATTGTCACCGGTTTAACTTCGGTAAGTAGCGGTAAGATTTACAAATTCTACGGTACCAACAATAGCTTCAATACCATATCGAAGCTGGCTAAAACTTCTGTAGGACCGCGGTATACCGAAGAAATAGACTTTAATGTCGCTGGTTTATCAGTAGATGTAAAAACACAATTAATGGCAATGGGCTATGGCCGGGTATGTGCCATATCGGTAAACAACTACAACAGCAGCGATTCGGCGATAGAGTTGTTCGGCGCCGTAAACGGATTGATTCTTACCGATGCCGAACGGAGCGCCGCTGATGAAACCCTGGATGGCGGCTACAAATTAAAATTGACGAATCCCGACAAACTAAGGGAGCCGTATCCGCCGCGTGCAGTTTCTATCGCCCCAACCAGCGGCCCTGCCACTTATGCCAGTACAATCGCCGCTGTCGAAGCGCTGGTTGCAACATCTTAACCACAATGAAAAAGAAATACATTTTAAAACCTGGCCGGCACCAATTTGCGCCAGGTTCCCCGGCGGTTCATACCAATGATAATGTAAGCGACAAAGAGGTAGAATGGTACCTTGAAAACTATCCTCACATAGCAGCTTTGATTGAAAAAAACGGGGCAGAAGTTGACCAGGAGCTCGAATCGGAACGGGCAGCCACAGAATCAATCAGCGAAGTCAACAACGAATAAATCAATAAATAAACAAACAATCGGTGAAATCATCCCGGTAACTATCGGGACCAATCGGTGAAATCGAAAACATGAAGACCTACTTACCACAAATTGAGCGGAGGATATTTGTACGCCCAAATCAAACATTCGGCATACTTAATTACGACCTGGATAACGCTTATCCGCAACGCATGCTCGAGTTGGTGGCTAGCTCCCCGACAGCAAAGGACTGTTGGTCAAAAAGAGGGAAATTTATTGCGGGTAATGGGTTTGAGGAACCGGAATTGGGTAAACAAATTGTTAATCAAAAAGGCCTCACATTGGCTAAGTTGCTGAAGGCTGTGGCGATTGATAAAGCGCTGTTTACAGGGTTTGGTATTCACGTAAATTATAATGCCAATTTTAAGATCACATCGGTTAATTATGTAAAGTTTGAGGATATCCGGATGGGCGATACCGACAGTCCCGAAACGAACGGTAAATACGCGCTCTATTCCGACTGGGGTCGGAAAACCTGGAAAAACATTATGCGAAGCAAGATCACCTTCCTTGATAAATACGATCCCAACCCTCAAATTATCGAAAGCCAGGTTATTGCAGCGGGTGGGTGGAACCAATATAAGGGACAGCTTTTTTACTTCAATCCGGAAGTAGATGATTATCCCCTGATCGAAGCCGACAGCGTTTGGGAAGATTTTGAAACCGAAGCTGGGATAAAGATCTTCAATAACCGCGAAGTTACCACTGGTTTTTTACCCTCGACGATGCTGTTTATGCAATCCAGGAGGGAAGAGGCCGATAACAGCCGCCCGGATGAGGAACGTCCTTATGGTAATATGCCGTCTCAGTTGGAAAAAGACTTAGGGGCATTTCAGGGTGCCAAAAGTGCCCAAAAGATTATCGTCATTGAATATGAAGATGAAACTTCCAAACCCGAATTTCAGCCGTATTCTATTCAAAATAATGACAAGCTGTTCGAGACAACCGAAAAATCGGTAGAGGCGAGGATTATCAAAGGCTTTTCGGTTCCGAAAGAGCTTATTAATTCTGAAAACTCGTCCGGGTTGAGTAACGGCGGAGAAAAAAAGGAGGCCATCCGCGAATTCAATGACAATACCGCGCCCGACAGGTTGGAGCTGTCCGAAACGTTTGCCGAAATATTCAGCCATTATTGTTTGGATATCAACCCGGCCGGCAACTGGAATATAGTACCCGTTCCCGCAAACGTAGCCGACGATGTAACCGGCATCAAAGCCGGTGCCAGCATCAACCAGTTGCTTTTAGCCGATTTATCTGCCGAAACAAAAATAGCCACACTGGTTTATGCCTACGGTTTTAAACGATCCGAAGCTGAAGCGATGTGCGGTACGGTTAACCAACAATAAAAGTCTCCCCTACAGGGGAGATTTAGAGGGGGCCTGTTGGTTTTTGCCTACGGCTTTAAACAGGCCGAAGCGCAGGCTATGTGCAGTACTAAATAACGTTTTATTTTTTTACTAAAACTAAAAGTCTCCCCAACCGGGGGAGATTTAGAGGGGGCTTTTATGAACACCATTTATTTAATCAACCAAACTACGTTTCAAAGCTATGAGGATATCTCGGTTAATGTGAAACCCGGGCGCCTGAATGTTTTTATAAAAAAAGCGCAGGACTTGGATATTAAGCCCTTTTTGGGTCATGCTTTGTATTACGATTTTATGCAGAATTTCAATTCTGATGGAACAATTCAGGATACTGCACCGCAGCCATATAAGGATCTGTTGAACGGCAGCGAATACCTCGACAATTATGGCCATATCGTATTATATGAGGGCTTGTTGCCTGCATTGGTCTACTTCACGTTCGCCAGGTTCATTGAAGCCGATGCGGTACATTACACCGCTACCGGCCCGGTGGTAAAACACCATGATAACGGCGACCCGGTTGCTCCGAAGGATATTGTAAAACTGGTTCAGCAGCAGCGCAGCGTGGCCAATGCTCACGCTAACGAGGTCGAAAAATTTCTTTGGGACAACAAACAGGACTTTCCGCTTTGGCAATACAGTGGGAAAAATAAAAGCAGCAGGCAAGCCGGGCCGCGCATAAGAAGCATCGACCGCACAAACTTCAATTATCCATCAGGTTACGGGCCTATCGGTCCGGATGGGTACCTGCCCATTACCGAATTCATGAATTAACCCACCGCCAACCGGTGCAATCATTCTGAAATCGGTGAAATCATTTTCAAATAACGGTGAAATCAAAAAATTATGTCTGATAAAAAAATAAGCGAGTTACCTATAGCCACGGCCATCAGCGCATCCGATATTTCGGTACTGGTTGATAACGGTACCGACTATCAATATACATTTACGCTGCTGCTGCAGTTCCTGGAGGCCAATCTTACTACCGGCGCCAACATTTCGTTCGGCACAATATTGCCTCAAAATACGACCGGCAGCAATGGCGATGTTTTTGTAAATACATCCGCAGGTTCGTTTGCGCAAAAGGTCGCTGGTACCTGGACGATCGTCTATACGCTTCTTGCCGCTAACGGCGCCGATGGCACATTACTCTACGGCGCCGGCATGCCCGGAACATCAGCAGGCAAAAACTCCGACAGCTATATTAATACTTTAAACGGTATATTTTATAAAAAAACTGCAGGGGCCTGGTCGCAGGTATTCTCAATGGCGACCGGGCCCCAGGGGCCGCAGGGCATTGCCGGAACAAACGGAACCAATGGTGCCGATGGCAACACAATCTTGTTTGGCACCATCGATCCTTCAAACAGCACCACCGGCGCAAACGGTAATTTTTACATAAATACCACCACCTACAAGTTATTCGGCCCTAAAGCTGCCGGTGTTTGGGGAGCCGGTGTTTCATTGATCGGATCAGGGTTGCCCGGCGGTGGTGCGGCCGGGCAAATATTGGCCAAGGCAGATGGTACAGATTTTAATACCATTTGGGAAGATAATTCTTTTGCAAATCTTGCGGGTCAGCCTGCCGATAATACAAATATGGCTTCTGCGTTAAGCGGAAAAGTCGACAAGGTAACGGGCTTCGGTTTAAGCAGCAACGATTATACCGGCAGCGAAAAAATCAAGCTCGCGTCATTAACCAAACACTATCAGGGTAAATACAGTTCTTTATCGGCGCTGCAAACAGCTGTTCCGGCGGGCAGCGATGGCGATTATGCCATCGTCGTTGGTTCGCCAAACGACCAGGAATATATTTGGGACAGCGATCACACCTCGTGGGTAACTACCGAAAATATTCCCGCCAGCACATTCGCCGCCCTTGGCGGCAGCCCCAGCGACAACGCATCGCTAAATTCGGTTTTAAATGCAAAGGAAAATACGGCAAATAAAGACGCGGTTAACGGCTACGCGGGATTGAACGGCAGTGGCAATTTCAATAAAACCACCGATAATTTAAACGAGGGCACGTCTAACCTGTATTTCACGGTTGCCCGCGTGTTGGCGGCTGTTTTAACCGGAATCGGTTTTTCTACCGCAACTGCGGTACTGGCAACCGATACCATTTTACAGGCCATCGGTAAGCTCCAGGCGCAAATTACGGCTTTGTTTAAAATACCCGTAGGCGGCACGGCCGGGCAGGTGCTAACCAAAATTGATGCTACGGACGGGAATACGCAATGGGCAAGCGTTTTAACGGCGGCGAATAATTTGTCGGATTTAAATAACACACAAACGGCGCTCTCGAATCTCGGCTTGCCTGCGGTATTTAATGTAACACGGACGGTTTCTGCGACCATTAATCAATATACCGAGATAGGTCAAATAACAGAGCCCATAATAGATATACACGGAAATGGTCTTACGACTATGCGTCTGAAAATCATTATCTCGGCGGACGGCTCACCGAGTTTGACCTCTCTTACAGCAATGGAATATGATATAGCCCCGCATTTTTGGAAAGCAAATGGGAGTTGGCTAACTATAAATCCAACGCTAAGAACTGGATTAGGTACGAATGCAATAATATATACTAACGTTCAGGCATTTTATACCAACGTTGGTGATGGAAATGGTTATTTAAAGTTAAGGCTAAACAATAATACAGCTACTAACGGTGTAGCAACTACGTTTAATATTTCAATCTATGTCTATAGGCCAGCTAATTGTGGCTTTAATCCACTGACTGGTACCGGAACAGATGCCACAGTTTATGGTGGTTACGATATAAATATATGGCAGGATTATAATTTGGCTAACCTGTGGTTTTACGCTTTAAATGGTATAAACGCATCAAGCAATTTTAATTTGCAAAAGGCATTAATACTTAACGGTGCGACAGGTAGTTCAGGACAAGTACCCGTAAACGCTGGTACCAATAACCCAATGACATGGGGACAGATTGCTTTAATAGTTGCAACAGGTGACTTTACTGCACAGGCAGCCAACAAAACAATTGCAACATTTACAGTTGGGGCATCAACTGCCTTATTCAGAATCGGAGGTTACATAAACATTGTGTCAGTTACAACAGATGTCATTCAGCTCCAGATTACATATACCGATGAAAATAACACAGCAAAAACGGCAATATTTTATAGTCAAGGGACAACCATACCGGGTTTATCCGCAACTGGAAATTCAGCATTTCCAACGATAGATATACGCTGTAAAAATGGGACAACAATAACAGTTTCGGCGACATTAACCACGAGCAGTGGCAGTATCAGTTATGATTGCGGCGCTAGGATCCAACAGCTTTAAATTAAAACTAAACATATGCAAACATCATCATTATTCTCCCTCGATCTTAAGGATCTGGGCAAGGGCCTTTTAGTGGCCGTTGGCGGCGCGGTGATCTCAGCCGCGCAAAGCAGCCTCCAGACGGGCGCATTAACATTTAACTGGAAAACGATTGGCGGCGTTGCCCTTGCTGCGGGGCTGTCGTATCTCGCCAAAAACTTTTTCACCCCGGCCAAAACCATTACCCCGGCCGGTTAACCATCAATTATCAATATGCAACTAAGCGAAAACGGATTTAAGATCATTAAAAACTTTGAAGGGCTGCGGTTGGCGGCCTATCGCGATGTGGCCGGCGTGTGGACGATAGGTTACGGTTCAACAAGGTATCACGATGGGAAGCGCGTGAGGCCAGGCGATAAGCTGGCGAACGAGGCCCAGGACGATGCGCTGTTCCGCAACACCCTGGGTCAGTATGAGCAGGCGGTAAACCAATGTGTTAAGGTAGCGCTAACCCAAAATCAGTACGATGCGCTGGTATCCTTTACCTATAACGAAGGCGCCGGAGCATTGGAAGGCTCTATGCTGTTAGTGAAATTGAACGAAAAGGATTACGAAGGCGCAGCCGCTCATTTCATGGCATGGGATAAAATAACCGATCCGGCAACAGGCGAAAAAGTAGTATGCGATACGTTGGTACAGCGCCGCAAGGAAGAAAGCCGGTTATTTCTATTGGTATAACATTTTCAACATATTATCTGCCATGACAGCGATCGAACACCAGGAGCTTAGAGGAATTACAATCAGGAACCTCGTTGTCACCATCGTCAGCACGGCGAGTATCGTTGCATCGGTAATGACAACCTACTTCGGCCTCAAAACCGACATACGGGAAATTAAAACCACCCAGGCTACCGACACAAGGATAAACAACATCCGCCTGAAGATACTCGAAGACAATGTCGCCCTACTTCAAAACGAAGTGGACGAAATTAAACTTTCTGGTAACCGGCCGTTCGCAGCGGCTAAACCATCACAAGAGCGTTGACAGGCCTGTAAAAACCAAGGAATCGGTGTAATCACGCTCAATCGGTGTAATCAAAAAACAAATCAATAAATCATAAAAAAATGAGTATAAAAACTGTTCTAAACAAAATTTGGGATGAGATAGCAGCTATCTTCAATGGCTTCCCGGCCGAAATGAAAACCGCCATACATATAGGCGTAGTCGTGATCGAAAATATAAAAAACTTCGTGGATTCGCCGGTTGCGGATATACTAACCGTACTGATCCCCGGCGATATCGACGATGACATCAAAAATTGTCTTCGGGCAAAATTGCCCGAAATATTAACGGAGCTTAAACTGGCCGATAGCTGCACCGGACTAACAGACCCACAGCAAATTACAGCATGCGCGGTAAAAGTTCTGCAAGAATTGGACGGCGATATAAAGAGCTCGTTTTTGCACAGCCTTTCCATTTTCGTGGCTCAAATAGCCTCTGGCGGAAAATTAACCTGGGCTGACGGCGTAGCCATCCTGGAATGGTATTATCAAAACGAATATAAAGCCACTGCCTGA